ATGAATAAAATGTTTATGCGTATGGCGCATTATTATCATCTGTTAAGATCTGGCGTGGATCATGAAAGGACGACTGCAGTTGACTGGTTAGTATACACAGATTCTGCACAGGGTTCAAGTATTACAATTGAGCAAGAAATAAGGAGGAATTGTTTTTGAAGACCATTCAGCAGACTTTGAAGGAATTAAATACTGAAGAGGTAATTGATTATTATTTTTCCAGATATCCCATAAAGCTATTTGGAGATCTGAATGAAAAATGGGATGACAAAACAGTGGCCGAATGTAGAAAACATGGGCATGATACTGTAAAAGGACTTATTGACAAGATACTGAGCATGGAGGCTAAGCAAAATGAAAAAAATCACATTCTTTTTTGTAGTAAATGTATTCAGGATAGAAGTTGCCATGACATAGAAGATTACCTTGTTGATATGGATGAACTGATGAATGCTAAGACGGTATCTGAGATTCCTACGTATGCTTATGAATACGAAAAGCTAGAAGACACAGTAGGATATTTTGTGGCTGATACAACATTTACGCAGAATAATCTAATGGATCTTGTTACTAGTTATTTATTTGAATCATCTTTCTTCGGTTATAAACAGGAAAATTTGGAAAAAGAACGTCAGCTACTTAATGATGCAATTGAGGAGTGCGAAGATACTAGCAAAATGCGCAGTTTCAGTACTCTTGAAGAATTGTATGAGGACCTTGGAATTACACCTGAGGAAGTTTATCCGGAGGAAGAAGAAAAGCGTAGTAAATATCATGATGCAGTGGTTGAGTATAACAAATACTGTATGGAGATGGAACTAGAGAGACTAAAAGAGAGTATCCTGGAAGGAAAGAGAGGCTAAACGGTGGTTTGAAATGCATTTGTGAGCTGTCCGTCTTATAGCCCCGCTTGTGAGTACAATAATACTTATGATATGGAAAATATTAAATTTTTTCTTACATTTTTTTAAACGCAATGGAACAAGGAGGTTTTTCTAGTGGCTACAATATTTGTTGATTATGAAAATGTATTTGAAGTGGATGGTCTTCGCGGAGCAGAATATTTGAATGCTGGCGATAAATTATTCATTTTTTATAGCGATGTCTGTGGCAAGGTTCGTAATGGTGACTTTGAGCGTATAAAAAACGCTAAATGTGATTTTAAAATTCAGAAACTGGTGCATTCAGGCAAAAATGCTTTAGATTTTTATATTGCAACGAAGCTGGGGATGGAATACCAGAAGGGTGATAGACAGATTGTAATTGTAAGTAGAGATAAAGGATTCTCTGCTATACAAGATTACCTAAATACCATTCCATCTACAGTGGATAGAAGGATTATTAGGAGCAAGAATATTGAAGACGGGTTGCTAAAGCTAACAGATGTAGGTAATGAGCACAGAAGAAAAGCTATTGCTGAAAAGAATGGATATAAAGATCTTGCTGAAGCTCATGCGTATATCCAGGCAAAAGCCGAACTTAGGGATGAAATTGAAAAGGTTCTTCATGGAACAAAGTTTGAGGCTGAGTCTTCGAAAATAATCAGTTTTATAGATTCTGAAAGTAGGCCTTCTAAAAGAGCCATTTATTCAAATTCTCTTCATGAATACGGGTTGCAGGAAGGGCTGGAACTATATAGGATACTCAAAGAAGTAGTATGATATAAGGGAGAAATGAAATGTTTATACAGTTTTCGGATCAGGCGTGGTCAGTATATTCTGACGATGCCGAGAAAGATGGCGTAATAAGCCAATACATAAATTTCTTAATAGATAAGGTAAGAAACGGTAATGAGTCTTTGATCGCAGCTACAGGCGAAAAATGTAGTCAGGCAGGGGAAATGGTTGTCAGGTATGAAATAACGTCAGACAGGGTCATCATTAAATCAATTGTTGATGCAAAAGAATTTATAAATGATCGAGCCTCACACGGCGATATTCATAAGTATAGGAATACCCTTAATAAGGTTCCTGATGTTCCGCCTCTTGAGTTCGACCTGTGAGACATGTAATTAGTTATCTATTTTTTTGGATTACATTTGATGAGGGAGTAAAGTAATATGGATGAAGTAAAGATTATTAGGGATGAGATAGGGCCAATGCTAATTCTGCCAGACAAATATAGTTTTGACGGTGAAGCATGGGTATTTAAAAAGGGTGATATTTTGTTTATTATTCCAAAAGATGGCACCTATACTGAAGATGAAGTGTTAAAGATGTTTGGAGAATAATTTGTGAGGTTTTTATGGAAAATCAAAAATTTGTTACTAAGGTAATCAAGCTTGATGATGGTGGCTTAGGATTTATTCTTCCAGATTGGTGGGTAGAAGAACACAATTTAAAGGAAGGTGATAAAGGAAAGCTAGAAATAATATCTGAAGATAAATTTGAGATTAGATTTGAAAAACAGAAAAATTTCTAAATAAAGGAGAGAGTAGGTATGGCAAAAAAGCTACAGTTATATTCTGCATATAGCAGAGAAGATGTACATGATATTTTTGAGCCCAATACAAAGTTTACCCCGCAGGCTGGTAGTTGGGGACTTCATGGAATTATTGGGCTAAAAGATAATCCTGGTGATTACATCTTATTTGTCACTATCGGTAAAAAGGTAGCAGGGCATGATTTTGTGGAAGAAGTATTTGATGATGGAAGCTTTACGTGGCAATCGCAGCCTAATAATGGCTTTGATCATAAATATATTAAAGCACTTACAAATCATAATCCTGATATGAACGATGTCTATTTATTTTTGAGAGCAAAAGAGAGTGATCCATATACTTATTTAGGCCCGCTTGAATATGTTACGCATGACACAGATAAAGAAAAGCCTGTATATTTTATGTGGCATATTATGGAGTTTGATCTTACAAATACTATGCATGCAATCCCTAATCTTATAATAAAGACAAGATCGGGGCAGTTAGTTAATAAGGAAGATGGGCTAGCAGAACCAGAGGTAGTTATTGGAAAATTAACACTTGATAGCGCTCCTGCAAATAGAGTGAAACCCCAAGGAGTAAAAAGTGGTGATTTTTCAGGAAAAAATGTTGATTTTCAGGGTGAAGCAAAAAAGAATTCCTTTAAAGGTAGAGCAGGTGAAGATGCAGTAGTTGCATATGAAAAAGAGCAACTATCTATAGCCGGACGACCGGATCTTGCAGATAAGGTTATTGCCACAAGAGATACTATTGGCAAAACAGCAAAGTTTGATATTCAATCATATGAGGTTGATGGTACACCAAAGTACATTGAAGTTAAAACTACTTCAGGTTCAAAAAATAATCTTTTCCATATATCTGAGGGAGAAGTGAAGTTTTCAGAAAATAATCCAGATCACTATTATCTGTATAGGCTGTATAACTTTGATGTTAAAACCGGTAATGGACCATTTTATATTGAAAAAGGTCCTATTGATAGGAGTAAACTTACTGCTACAAATTATGTGATGTAATTATGAGGCCAGCTTATGGAACAAATTGTTTTAAATGACAATTTAAAAATATGGCGTAAATATAGTAGTGATGAGCTTCTGATGGTGAATAATTATTGGGAACTAGAAGATCAGGAGCTTTTTTTAGCTGTGGCTTACCATGAATCTCCTACGAAAATATATATCTGTGGAAGAGAATTTAATGTTATACCAGAATATATGGCATTAAGGTCAAAGAGCTCAGACGGATACTTCAGGTATATTTATATTCAGATCAATGCTGTGACGGGAGAGTATTACATCGGTAAGGTGAACCGAAAGCGGCTAAGCGAGTTTAGGAGTTATAAAGGCTCTGGTTTAAAATTTAAGGCAAAGTATAAAAAACATGCTGAAGATTTTGTTATGTACTATATTGCTGCCTGCGAGACACAGGAAGAAACAGAAAGTTTAGAAGCTGAGATTGTAAATGATAAATTGTTAGAGGACCCCTTTTGTTTGAATCTCGTTCGTGGTGGCGGGGGTGTTACCAATGTCAAGTCTTCGGATGAAAAGAAGCAGAAGCAGCGGGAGTATATGAAAGCCCATCCTGAAAGATATAAAGCTATGATCGAGGCTCACAAAAAACTGTATAACGCAGGGGATAGTCCCGCATTAAGAGCACGCGCTGAAAAAATAAAAGCTACTATGTCATCTGAAAAGTATCAACAGATGATGAGTGAAAGGATTATAAATTGGAGAAAGAATAATCCGGAGGCATATAGCAGGGCTCGCGAAAATAATAGAAAAGCAATGCAGAGCCAAGAGTCTAAAGAAAAAAGGAATAAATCGCTTGCTAAGTGGCGTGAAGAAAACCCTGAACTTTATAAACAGTACGAGAAAAAACGTAAAGAAGCTATGTGTTCTGGGGAAGCCCGCCAAAAAAGAAGCGAATCGTTAAAACGGTTTAATCAAGAGCATCCCGAAATAGCCAAGAAGAGAAGCCAGGCATCAGTAGCAAAATCTAGTAAACCTGTAAATATGCTTGATGTAGAGACAAGGGAAGTATTACGAACGTTTCCGAGTCAGCATGCGGCAGCTGCATGGTTGGTGGAAAATGGGTATGCTAAAACTAAGAATTGTGTGTCTTCGATAAATGCAGTATGCTTACATAAGACTATTCCAGGACATGGATGTAGGACTAAGACGCAAGGTTTTGGATGGGAGTACGCAGATAGTGAAAACAGTTAGTGTTGTTGCTGCAGTAATATATCATGAGGGCAAGATATTTGCTACGCAACGTGGTTATGGAGAATTTAAAGATGGCTGGGAGTTCCCAGGCGGAAAGATAGAAGAAGGTGAGACGCCTCAGGAAGCACTGGCCAGGGAGATCAAGGAAGAGCTTGATACAGAAATTGAGGTTGGAAGGCACATTAACAAGATTGAATATAACTATGATACATTTCACCTGAGTATGGATTGCTTCTGGTGCGAAATTAAGAAGGGTAGGCTATCGCTTCTGGAGCACGAAGCTGCAAAGTGGTTGACCGCTGATGAGATATACAGCGTAGATTGGCTGCCTGCAGATAAGATTGTTATTCCTGAGATCAGGGATGCAATGAGAGAATGGGCGTGAAATGTTTTTGAAGTGATTATAAGAGGCCATTGTAGCTGAGTGAATGCTACTATGGCCTCTCATTATTATTCTCTGAACTTATCGAGTTTGGCTCGGATTCGTTTGATATAGTATGTTACGGTACCGTTAGCCATATTGAGCTGTGAGGCGATTTCTCGCTGAGATAGTTCTTGAATCATAAGTGATAGGATAGCCTTATATTTAGGGTCTTCATCATCAAGTTCATGGAACATTTTTTCAATAAGGACATTACACTCTGCTTCGAGGGACACATCTAGTGAACTTATCGGTGCAATAGCATCATCCTCAAACAGTTTATCAAGGCTTACTTCAGAGGACAGGCTACAAGACCCGAAGGCATAGTTTGGACATTTTTTACAGGTTCCTTTACAACGAGTCCCATTTATGAAAGGGCGCTGACCTCGGTACTTTCTCATGGCTTCTTTACGCATAGGCCGCTTGATTGTCAAATAAACCTCTTTTGAACAGCGTACTTCTACGCCTTTGATTGTTATATAGTACTCAGCGTTTGGATCATTGATTTCTAAAGTGATTTTTTTGTCGTTGTTTTTCATTAGTTTTCCTCCGAATCGTTTGATGTGAAACGGAGAAAAGCTCTAATGACATAAAATGGCACAGCCACAGAACTAAAACTGAGTTAATGACTCCGTTTCAGCTATGTGGGCTGCGCCATTCCAAAAGAGCAGTCCTAGTTATTTGGTTGCATCACATGAAGGCTTGGAATAACCCGGTGATCAAATGGGTTGCACTTCGTGTGGTATACTTATGATGTGTAATTATTTAATGGAAAAGGTATAACAAAGGCCATCTCTGATTCTTTGTGCATCTGCATCTGTAAGGTGTCCTACTTTGCTTACGATGCAAGATGTATCAAGTTGAACAAGGGTTGCTATTTTAGCTACACTTGGAGATTTGAGGCCTTCATAGAACTGAAGAACAATATTGGATTTAATGTCTAGTCTGCTTAAATTACTTGTAAGATAGCAGCAGATGCATGTACCAGATGTAACATTTTGTATGTCCTCTGAGAGAACTATGCCATAATGGTCGCCTCTCATGCGATGAGTTTCTTCATCGTCTGTTACTGGGTTTTTTATCCAGACGATGTCGTATTGATGGAAAGAATTTAAGTCACACATATTTTTACTCCTTTTGTCATTAAGATTTGCATGTATAGTTCACCGGTGATGATTATTATTAAAATGTAGATAAGGTAGTTATTCAGTAGAAAATAAGCTAGATAAGGTAGAAAGTGTATGGGCGTAAGAATAATAAAGAGACCAAGAGAGAGTAGATTATGCGCAGGAACATTTTTGTTTTTAGTATTGGCGGCAAAAAACGATCTTGCTAAGAAGAGAAACAACGGAGGCATCACTGAGCCTAATTGTGTGATGGAACTTGTTAAGATTTCCGGCTTGGAAGTGACCCCGTATTGTGAAGGAAACGATGTTGGAACAATTATTTCTAAATTTAAGCTATGTAAGGAAGAAGCTCCAACATGGCTATTGGTGGGAACTCCGAAATATATAGATGCTATGACTACGCTAGTAGAAACGGATTACAAGAATGCATTAAATCATGTAATTACGTGGGCAAGGACATTTCTGGATTTGAAGAAAAATGGTGATTGGCTTTGCAAAGCACTACTTGAATTAGTTTATTTTGATAAGGAAATTGACGATAGCGAAAAAATTTATGCGGGACCTGAAGGAGAGTTGATGAGCTTTCAGGAACTGTATGAGGCGGATGAGATTCATGCTCAATCATTTTTATTAGGCCTGTGGCAATACATAGTAAAAAGTAATAGGGCAAATAAGCCTGGGGATATGACAATAGACAGCCTGAGAGCGCCAGGAAAAGAAAAATCTGGACGTGGTGTTTCGGAAATGGTCGGGAAAAGATGTGGCTTTAGACAAAGCATAAGAATATTAAAGCTTGAAAAAACTTTGCTTTCATCTGAGGATACTCTGATAGCCGGCGATAGAGATGCTTCTCCAGAATATGATAGACCGCTTATTCCTGGTGTTAATAAGATGATTGCGTTTTCAGATGAAGATATAGCACTGCCCGACCATGATTATGATGAGTACTTGGACAGCGTTTATGATAAATACAAAGAAGTAGGGACATTGTTTTATCATAAGGAGCCTAAGCCATTTGATTCTATATATATTTGCAATGATGTACTTAGACCAGGGTATGCTGCTGGACCGATGGCGACATTGGTTGGAAGACAACGATCAGGTAACTACATAGAGAATATTAACTATATAACTCTTAATGAAAGTCGATATCAGTACTTGATTATTACAGGAACTGGTGGGCTAGGCAAATCAATGATGATGACCCACCTTCTTTTGGATGCTGTAGAGCATTATTATGAATATAGAATACTACCACTGCTGGTTCAGCTAAGGGACTTTAGTAGTGCTTATTCTAGTTTTTTTGACTTCCTTTTTGACATATTTGATTCATTTGGTGGCGGTATCAGTAAAGAACAGTTCGAGAAGTTATTGTGTGCTGGTAGATTCATGTTGCTTTTAGATGGAATTGATGAAATAGCTGCAAAAAATAAAAAATTATTTGAGACCTCATTAGATCGCTTTATAAATGGGCATAGGAGAAACTATTTCATCATGTCATGCAGACCTAATGAAGAAATAGCTTCTTATTCAAGATTTAAAAAGACAGAATTATTACCACTTTCATTTAAGCAGAGTGTTGCATTGGTGAATAAACTTGATATGGGAGCTGAATATGAGCCTTTAAAGCAAAGTTTCATTTCAACAATTGAAACTCTGCAGTATTCTCATAAGGAATTTATTGAGAATCCGCTATTGTTAACGATGATGTTGATGACGTATAAGCAAAAAAATGATATTCCTAGTGAGATGCATAAGTTTTATGCTAAAGTCTATGATACTTTGTTTTCGGAGCATGATAATACGAAAGTAGGTTATAAGAGAGAGTATAAGACAAAGCTTAATCAGGATAGATTTGCAGAGTATTTTGAAGAGTTTTGCTTTTTGACATATCAAGATGAAAATTATGATCCCTCTGCTGACGAGTGCAAACAGTATTTTAATGACATGGTTCTTGTACAGGACGAACATCCAGAGTTTAGTTGGAAGGACTTCATGGATGATTTGGTGGATTGTGTGTGTCTTATGTACGAGGAGGGACAAAAATATCATTTTATTCATAGATCTATTCAAGAATTTTTTTGTGCATGCTATTTTAATAGCCTTCCAGATAGCACATTATCAGATATTGGTGATTTTTTTGAAAAAACATCACCAAGAAAATCTGATAAAACCTTCGAAATGTTATATGCTATGAAAGAAAAATCTGTGAAAGAGATGATATTTATACCATTTCTTAAAGATATTTGTACCGCTAAGGGTGATGACGAGGATGCTGAATTAGAGCTGTATGTTAATTTTTTGTATAAGATATATCCACATATTAATTTCAACATAGGCGATGTAAATGATTGGGGCGAGAATGAAACTACACCGGATTCTTATCTATATAGATTTATAGCAGAAAAAGCGGAATTATTAACGGAGCCTAAAGAAATTACATTACCAATAGAAGCTGGTTTTGACTATGAAATGTTTGTTGAAGAAGAGTATGTTTTGTATGATCAAGGCTATACATCTCATGAGATCGCAGAAGATTGGGTAGTGCTAGAACATGGTGACGATTATGACATCGTTCCAAGAGATGAAGTCCCACGCGAATACATTGAGGAATTTGGAAATCCGGAGGTGTGTGGTACTTCTTACAGTGTGCCAGTGAAGGAACTTATAGAAAGCAACGACTATGATGAGCTGACAAATGAATTGCTTTCAGAAAATTATCCACTGCGTGTAGAATTCGAGAATATTAGGATGTACTATATGAGCCTCTTAGAACAAAAAGAGACAGTTCATGTTAATTTAAAGGATAAGCTTCGAAGAAGAAAAATGTAAAATAAAAGATGATGTATCGTGAAAGAGTTTTGGCGATACATCATCTTTTGTTAATCTTTTTTATAAAACAATGATTCGTAACCATCGGCTCGAAGAAGGAGCCCTTCTGCCCAGGTTGGTATTATGGCCATCTGCCTGCAAATATAATCTACTGATTCTTCCATGGGGCACTCTATGATCACTTCATCATGGACGTGAGCACAGATGCTATAACTAGATAAGGTTTTCATGGAGTTGCAGAGAATATCACGGCTGAGTGCCTGTATGATGTTTTCGACAAGTTTTCCACCAAATGTCTCGAGCCTGTTCCAATGTTTTGTACCATCGGTGCCTTCGTAGGTAATGCTCTCAGAACCATATCTGTTTATACCCATCTTGGGTTTGACATAGGAGAGCATTCTTCCCGAAGGTAGGATAATAAACAGCATTCCGGATTTGCAAATGAACTTAATGCCATGTGTTTCTGTAGTGGTTTTATTGATTATAGCAGTCTTAGCAGCTCGATCAACTTCATACCACAGAGATACAATTTGGGGATTAGATTCACGCCACATATCCACTAGGGGCTGTAATTCTTCCTCTTTCATGCCGGCTTCAATGGCGCCCATATTTTTTAAAGCGCCGACGCTGCCGCCGTAGCCGCATGAAAGCTCGCATTGCTTACCTTTGGCTCTAAGCTCGCCATTGATTCCATGCTTTACTACAGGCTTTTTGAACATTCGGCTGGCGGTTTCACAGTAAATATCACCATTATTGGCAAAGACTTCCATACGCCATTCTTCACCTGCAAGCCAAGAAAGGACCCTGGCTTCGATCGCTGCAAAGTCAGCTACGATAAACTTATAGCCGGGACGGGGAATAAGTGCTGTTCTTGTAAGCTCTGATAAAACCTCTGGTACTGAATCGTAGAGGAAGGAGAGCAGTTCGTAGTCGCCCCGCTTTACTGTATCCCTTACGATTTCAAGCTCATCCATTTCATTTCTTGGAAGGTTCTGCAACTGAATACCTCTGCCGGCAAAGCGGCCCGTATGAGAACCATAAAATGCAAAGCAACCTCTGGCTCTGTTATCACTACAGACCATGTTGGCCATAGCAGTGTATTTTTTGACAGAAGATTTAGCTGATTGCTGTCTGAGCTCCAGTACTTTCTTTAGCTCATCAGGGGCTGTTTTTATGAGCTCTGCCACCTGCTTCTTTCCAAGGGACTCGGCAACAAGACCATTACCAGCAAGCCAGGTCTTTATCTGAGATACGCTGTTGGGGTTTTCAAGGTTTGTGATTTCCTTTAAAGCTCCCTGAAGCTCTGCCTGTGCCTGTTTATCCATTGATATGGCTTGATGCACAAGAACCATGTCTATAAGAATTCCACGGTCATTGATTCTCTGATCAAGATGGTATTCATCCCAGACAAAACCGGGTACAGGATATTTAGATAGCCTTTTATGGATGTTCATTTCTACTTCAACATCGCGGATATTGTACTTTTTGAACAGCTCCCATTTTTCTGGTGCATGCTCTGGAAGGTTACGAATGCGGCCACCGTTAACTTTTGTGGGTTTACAGGGGCAGCAGAAGTATTTGATTAAATCTTTACCTTCTGTCATTTTCTGTTCATCAAGACCAAGGATTGCTCCTGAGCCTGCGAGCTTAAGTGGGAGGCCAAGGTAAGCAGCCCATATCATGTCGCATTTCCAACCATCAGGATTTATGTATCCGCTACCACCATCAAATACAGAAGCTATAACGGGCTTCTTTTTCTTAAGCCATTCTGATAAGCAGACACGCTCAAATGATGCGTTGTAGGCCCACTTCTCTATACTGTCATTAACGAGGGCAAGAAGGATATCTTCTGGGATCTCTTCTCCATTTGCTACGTCAATACATATTACTGGGGCATAATCTACGGAGTAGGAAAATAAGAGTATTTCAAAATTATCAGATTGTGCATATCTGTAAACTCCGGACTTTTGAAGGTCAACATCGGAGTAGGTTTCTAAGTCAATTGATATTTTCATATGTACCACCTTATTAAAAATGGGGCAGCAGCTTTTTACACTGCTGTCCCTATGCAAAGATATATGAGGGGGAGCTTAGTCTAAGAAGCTATCCTCGGTAGCTTCTGTTGCAAACTCTGCGAAGTCTGACTCTGCACTAGACTTACCACCAAGAGACTCGCCTTTTCTAAGAACCTGAAGGTTATTAAGACCCGCAGCAATTCCCTTGTTTCCATTAGTGTTGTAAGCGTAGAAGTTAATACTTGCTCTGCCATAAACACCTGAGTAGCACTCACTTCTATCAAGGATAGGCTTGCAGCTTGCATCAACGATGCCGGGCGCTGTGTCTGAGTTGGCGTTGATGAAGTAGCAGCCTGCATAAGCCTCATCGCCTGGACGATCCTTGTCGCCGTCTCTTAAAGGATTCTTGATGCTATCAAGGGAAGGAACTATTTTGCCATTACCTTTGAGCTTGCCTTCTCCTTCCTCGTAAGCTGCTTGGATAGCCTCTTTAACAGCTTTGATTGTTGCTGTGTCAGTCTTTTTGATAATAAGGCTTACACTGTACTTTGGCTTGCCACCGTTAAGAGATGGCTTGGGGTCCCACACATTTGCGTATGAAAATCTGGTCTCTGGTCCTGTAATAACTTTGCTGTTCATCATATTATTGTTCTCCTTTTTCTTTGAAATCCTCTGCGGCTGAGTTAAACTCAGGTCGCTTGTCGTTGATTGACACTAAAACTGGTTTGCCTTGTGGCTTTACTACATAGTCACCGAGTAGCTCTTGGAACTTTTTCTTTCCAAGCAGGGTCTCCATTGCACTTATGCCAATGACCTCTTTTTTGTAAGGGTCAAAGCCTGCACTTGTTACTGCATCGGCAACTGCAGTTACATCTGAATATTTTCTAAGTGATCTACCCTCAACTACCTTGTAGCCTTCAAACTTCTTGCCATTAAGTGCTTCCGAAAGGGCATAGTCTTTAACGTCATTTGCCCAGGATACAAGGTCATCTACCTTGCCAAGAACAACAGAGATCTCCGTATTAGAAAGTGTTTCTGGAAGCTTAAATTCATGCTTAGCGAGCTCAAGGTTTGCCTCGGCTCTTTTCCTGCAGGTAGCTTTGACTTTGCAGAACTGGCAGTGGGATCCAGCTACAAATTCACCTTCGCCTTTTATAGCGAGCTGTGCTCTTACTGCAAGGAAGTCATCGGCCCAGGTTAGTAGGTCGGATACGTTGATTGACCATGATGAAATATTCTCTTTCCTTGGCTGTATGATGTGCATGCAGATTTCGTCAAAGTCATAGATATCACCAAACATGGAAATAACTCCAAGGGCATAGCACTTCATCTGAATATTGTCTATTGCATCTACAAATACGCCGACGCCATGCTTGTAGTCACATACATGGGTTATGCCATCTGCAAGGATGATGCAATCGGCGGTGCCAAAGCCCTCCGGAACCCATTTTGAGAAATCTACCTTCTGCTCAATAAAGATTGCTGGATCAGGACAGGTCTTTTTTACCTCGGCCATGATCTCATTTACTGTCTGCAGATAAATTTCTGCGCAGTCCTGCATTTCCTGCGAGTAATAGGAAAGACTTTCTGTAGGGTCTTTAGTCTCTATTCCGTACTCACGCTCCAAAAGGTATGAGCATAGAAGATGAGCCTGAGTGCCTTCTTCGGCATACTGTGATGGCGTATCCTCAGCCTGCTGATTAAGCAGGGCAGAAGGCGTGCATTCGGTCCAGCGCTTTGCTGATGAGGGTGGGAGTAATGCATGCTTAGCCATTTCCGATCTCCTTTGCTTTTTTAAGAAGGTTAGCATACTTGTCCTCTGGTACAGCTGAGAGCTTTTCTACGTCATAGCTCTTGATGAGAGCATGTACTTCCTGATCAAAACCGGCCTTGGCCTTTTCCATAAGAACCTTTTTTACATCTGCAAGGGTTAGTGTAGGAGTCTGCTTGAGCTCTGGATTTGGAGCTTCTTCCTTCTTGGGGGTAGGATCAAAAAGCTGCTTACCATTTGGTGCTTTCTTAGGCTTTTCTGCCTTTACGGTTCCTTCCTCCACAGCCTGAATCTTATCCAGGCACCGAAGAATATTGTCGATGTTCGATATTATTTCTTTTCTTACTTCCTGTAATTCTTTTACTTCTTTTGCGTCCATTGTCATTTTCTCCTTATCTGCTTGCTTCGTTTGTCAAAAGTAGCTTTGCAAGTCTCTTTGCAATAGCGCTGATTGTTAACAGGATTCCTGCAAGCTCTAAGTCGTTCTCAGGATTCCAACTATCAGTTTTTTTCATAAGATCGTTGTTCTGCATTTTTCTACCTCGCTTTCTAGGGGCTTATGTCTTCCTACATTTCCTAATTACAAAAGGTCTTGTTTTGAACGAGACTCTTTTGATGGATTGTTTCTGGCCTGTTCATGTGCCTCTAATACCACCAATTACAAAAAACGGTATTTTGAACGACATTTTTTAAACTTTTTTGGGAAAGCCGGGCGACGATTTTTGACATTTATAAGGAAAGAAAAATTTTGCTGATTTCAGGGGAAAATCTCTCGTTCAAATAGAGCCTTTCTGTAATTGGGAAAGATATGAGGTTGAAATCCTCAAATCTTAAAAAGGAGGGCCCTAAGATGAGCGGAGACGTAGATGTTGGTAAGAAGCCGTTTTGCACATGTTATCAAGATGTCGATTAAGGAGGAGAAAGGATGCAATTCAGGCTTTATACCGCAGAAGTGGTTGGGAACAGATCAAATTGCCTGTATCCACATGAGGCGGTGATCACTAATGAAAAGGAGCTGGCCAAGGCAGTAGAGAAAGACCATGTTGCTGCCAGGTACAAAGACTCCTACAGAAACATTTCAAAATTTGAAAGCTCAGATGTTATCACCCTTGATATTGATAACACTGAGACAGATGAGCCATCAGAGTGGATTACACCTGATAAGCTCGAAGCTATTATGCCGACAACGCAGTACTGCCTTGTTCCCAGTCGTAATCACATGAAGGAAAAAGACGGAAGAGCAGCTAGGCCAAAGTACCATGCGTTCTTTCCAATTGATAAATGCGACAGCGCTGATATATATGCAGCTATCAAGGTCGCGGTTCAGAAGAAGTTCCAGTTCTTTGATCCCAATGCTCTTGATGCCGCAAGGTTTTTGTTTGGCTCAAGTGTAAGGCCAGAGGACATAGTTGTTCATGACGGCTGGGAGTCTATTGAAGAAGCCTGCGATATTGATAGGACTGCACTGGGAAGCAGCGCAAAGGATGAAAGGCCGCTTAAAGGACAGGCAGCTTTCTCCAAGATCATTCCTTTAGGAAAGAGAAACACTACGCTGTCTATATTTGCAGCCAGGATTCTTAAAAGATATGGGGAGTCTGATAAGACACATCAGTTATTCCTTACAAGAGCAGCAGACTGTGAGGAGCCACTTGAAGAAGATGAGCTCAATACCATCTGGAACAGCGCAGTGGGCTTTTACAACAAGAAGGTTCTTGCTGACCCGACCTATAAAGCGCCAGATGAGTATTCCAACGACTTTGGTAATTTCTCGCTCCTGCCGGATGACTTCTCTGATGTGGGAGAGGCGACTGTGTTTGCAAGAGAGTATGCCGATCAGGTTAAGTACACGGACGGTACCCATTTCCTTAATTACACAGGAGAACTTTGGGAAGAGTCAGCGCTTTCAGGAATGGTCCCTTATATGGAATTTATTGATCTTCAGCTTGCTGATGCTAGAGAAACACTCACAGTAGCAAGAGAGAATCTTATTGCTACAGGTGTTTCAGAGGAGATGGTACAGAAAGGTGGAAAGATTCTCGAAAGGCAGATATCCAGCGTAGACGAGTTTAAAGCCTACGAAGAGTTTGTGAAGGCCACCCAGTACTATGCTTTTGTTATGAAGCACAGGGATTACCGCTATATTCAGTCAACGATCAATACGGTAAGGCCGATGGTGAGAATTGGAACCAATGAGCTTGATAGTGACGGATTCCTTCTTAATACACCGGGGATGACGATTGATCTTCGAAAGGATATCACAGAGGCGCATTACCCAGACCCAAAGGACCTTATAACAAAGCAGACATCTTTTGCTCCAGGAGATGAAGGCGAGTTTTTCTGGAATGAAGCACTGGATACGTTCTTTTGCGGCGATGAAGAACTCATTGAGTATGTTCAAAAGATTGTTGGCCTTGCTGCAATTGGAGAGGTGTTCATGGAAGCTCTCATCATAGCATATGGAGATGGCAGAAACGGCAAATCAACGTTCTGGAACACCATCGCAAATGTGCTTGGTTCCTATTCTGGAACGATTTCAGCAGAAACACTTACTGTAGGCTGCAAGCATAATGCGAGACCCGAGATGGCAGAGCTTAAAGGTAAGCGCCTGGTTATCGCAGCGGAGCTTGAGGATGGAATGAGGCTTTCTACTTCAGTTGTAAAGAAGCTCTGCTCAACCGATGAGATTGCGGCAGAAAAAAAGTATAAAGACCCGTTCAAATACAGGCCCAGCCATACTTTGATACTTTATACGAACCACCTGCCAAAGGTCGGCGTATCTGATACAGGTACTTGGCGAAGGCTTATTGTCATTCCCTTCAATGCAAAGATTGAGGGCGGTTCCGATATCAAGAACTACACGAATTACCTTACTGAGCATGCCGGGCCTGCCATTATGAAGTGGATTATCGAAGGAGCTCATAAGGCTATTGAAGATGAATACCGCATAGCGAAGCCTAAGGTGGTTGTTGATGCAATCGAGAAGTATAGAGCTGACAACGATTGGCTGGGAGAGTTCCTCAGTGAAAAGTGCGATCTGGACCCCGCATATAAAGTGAAATCTGGCGATTTTTATCAGGAGTATAGGAACTTCTGCCAGATGCGTGGGGACTACACCAGGAGCACAACTGATTTTTATGCAGCACTTGAAGCGGTAGGACTTAACAGAAAAAGGTCCAAGGCAGGAGTGTTGATTTACGGGGTGCAACTCAAAAACGAAGACTTTTTGGAATAATGTTGGTTTTTGACCCGCACTCATAGAAAAAGGTGTAGGTCTATGTAGGTCATTTCCAAAAGTCCTTTATAACAGAATTTTTCATAATTTTTTCTATATATAAAGTTTTGGAATTGATATGCACCGACCTACACCACTGTGATAAAAGCCTGATGAATAGGCGTGTTGGAGGCAAACGATGTTAGAAAAAGAAATAGAAAGAAAATTGGTTCTTATGGCCAAAAAGAGAGGCTGCATTCCGGTAAAGCTTTTGTCTAGCAATTATAACGGGCTGCCCGACCGACTAATTTTATCTCCTGGTGAGAATGTCGGATTCATTGAACTTAAGGCGCCTGGTAAAAAGCCAAGGGCTTTACAGCTTAAAAGGCATAGGGAGTTAAGGAGCCTTGGATTTAAAGTCTTTTTGGTTGATTCCATAGACATGATTGAGGAGGTACTCGATGAAATATGTGCCTCATAAATATCAGGAGCAGTGCATGGACTTCATCTTATCGCACCCTGAGGCTATGGTATGGCTATCCTGCGGACTTGGTAAAACTTCGATAGGACTTACCTGTTTGGAAGCACTTCTCTTTGACTATTTTGTTATAAGCAAGGTTCTTGTTATCTGCCCGATAAGGGTAGCATATACGTGGCGTGATGAGATAGAGCAGTGGGACCACATAAAACATCTAAGGTATGTAATTGCAACTGGGACAGAGAAGCAGAGGATTAAAGCACTGACTTCTGACGCAGATATCTATATCATCAACCGGGAAAATGTCGACTGGCTTGTAAATAAGTCTGGAGTGCCTTTTATCTGGAATGCTTGTGTGGTGGATGAGGTATCGTCTTTTAAGAACAGCCAGAGTAAGAGGTTTAAAGCCCTTATGAAATGCAGGCCCAAGTTTAGAAGAATTATTGCTCTTACAGGAACACCTTCCAGTAATGGACTTGAAGACTTGTATGCAGAGTTTAAGATCATGGACTACGGAGTGAGGCTTGGCAGGTTTATAGGGCAGTTTAGGACAACCTTCTTTAGGCCAGCAGTTACAAACGGAGCAATCGTATATAAGTACGCACCACTCCCGGGAGCCGCTGATGAAATCTATAAAAGAATTTCAGATATCACAATAAGCATGAAGGCTACCGACTATCTGGACATGCCAGAGCTTATAGAGTCCAATTACAACGTGAGTCTTTCCGAAGAGGAGACGGAAAGGTACGAAGCCTTAAAGAAGGATCTTGTTATTGAGCTTCCAGAAGGAGAGGTTACTGCTTCTAATGCTGCGGCCCTTGCAGGAAAGCTCACCCAGCTTGCCAATGGAGCCATCTATTCTGATGATGGTGTTATTATCAGAATTCATGATGCAAAGCTTGATGCAATGGAGGACATAATTGAATCTCTTCAGGGAGAATCCATGCTTTTAGCATATTGGTACAAACATGACCTTGTGCGAATTACAGAAAGGCTTGATAAGATTGGGGCCAATTATCAAAAGATTGGTACTGATCAGAGCATCAAGGACTGGAATGCCGGGAAAATACAGGTAGGTCTCATACATAGTGCTTCCTGTGGTCACGGCATCAATCTTCAGAAAGGCGGCTCGCATATAGTTTTCTTTGGCCAGATATGGTCACTGGAACTGTACCAGCAAACGATAGCACGCCTTTGGAGACAAGGACAAAAAAGTAGGACAGTAGTTGTTCAGCACATTGTTACTAAGGGAACTGTTGATGAAAGAATTCTGAAAGCATTATCCGAAAAGGATATGACGCAATCAGCACTTATAGCAGCTGTAAAAGCTGAGTTTCGCGGAGGAGAAAAGTGATGACCACAAAGGAGTATTTGTCGAGGGCATACTACTTAGATATGAGAATCAGAAGTAAGGCAATGCAGATAGCCGAACTGGAGACTTTGGCCACAAAGGTTAATGCAGCCCTTAGTCCAATAAAGGTTCAGACATCAAAGGACAATCACAAGATGGAAAGTACAGTCATAAAGATGACTGAGTATCAGGAAGAGCTGAATAATGATATGAAGAAGCTCATACAGGTGAAACGTGAGACTAAGGAAATCATTGATACCGTAACCAATGATGAATACAGAGTTTTGCTGGAGCTTCGCTACCTGTCATCCATGCGATGGGAGGAGATCGCTGTTGAAATGAACTACAGCATTGATCATGTTTTCCGCCTGCATCGAAGGGCACTTAAGGCAGTAAAACTTCCTGCAGCATAAACATGACAGTAAATACCATAAAAAGACAGTAAGACATTATGATATAGTTAAGATGGAAAAAATGATAAGAGCCTCGAAGGACATATATCCTTTGGGGCTTTTTACGTGGAGGAAACATGCCAAGAAGAGCACTGCATCCATGTCAGCATCCCGGATGTCCTAACATCTGTGAAGGTAGGTACTGCGATGCTCACAAGGTGATGCATCCTAACAATGATAGAAAGAGTTCTGCCGAGCGTGGTTACGGAAGCAAGTGGCAGAAAGCAAGAAAAAGATTCCTGGATAGACCAGAGAACTTTTTTTGTTTGGAGTGTAAAAAAGAAGGGGTTTTTACAAGGGCGACGGTTGTAGATCATATTACACCGCACCGAGGTGATCCCGCGCTCTTTTGGGATGAGAGCAACTGGCAGCCTTTATGCAAAAAGCACCATGATTCAAAAACTTGGACAGAAGACAAAAATCCCACATATAAATACTGATGGGGAGGGGCGGTCTTAATCTCTACAGGCCCTACGCTTCCAGACCGGGCCGGACCCTCACGCGCAAAAATTGCGAAATCAAACGGGGTATTACCCCAGGTAAAAATAGGAGATACAAAAATGGCTAAAGACGGCACAGCCAGAGGCGGTGCACGCATTGGCAGTGGCCGCAAGTCGAAGGCTTTAACTGAAAAAATAGAAACCGGAAATCCTGGTGGAAGAAAACTGAAGGTGATACAGCTCCCCAAGGGGTCAGACCTTAAGGGAGAAGATATTCCGGACCCAAAAGAGTATCTGAATGCCAAGCAGAAGAACGGTGAGCTGCTAGGCGCTGATGAGATATTTAAAAATACTTGGAAATGGATAAAGGAACGAGGTTGTGATCAGCTGATCAGCACGCAGCTTGTTGAGCAATATGCCATGAGCGTAGCTCGCTGGATTCAATGTGAGCAGGCTATTTCCGAATATGGCTTCCTTGCTAAGCACCCGACTACAGGAGCTGCTTGTGCATCACCTTATGTTCAGATGAGCCAGGCATACATGAAGCAGATCAATTCAGTCTGGTACCAGATTTTTCAGGTTGTTAAAGAAAACTGTAGCGAAGATTTTGTGGGCACTCCACAGGACGACATGATGGAGATGCTCCTTAGAAAGAGAAAAGGATAAAAGCATGACAGAAAAATCAGAATTCTTGAAAGCTCTAAAGAAGAAAAAGAACAAGATGTCCGCACAGGAATATAGGACACTTAAAGGTCAGGCCCTTAAGGGAGACATCAATGCCGCCAGTAAAGGCATGAACAAGGTAGTAAGAAGGAGGGGACTTCGTTGAGTAGAACTACAACAAAAATGGAGATGGTTGAGACTTCAAAACTCATTCCATATATTAATAACGCAAGAACACACTCCCCGGAACAGATAAATAAGCTGAGGGGATCCTTACGAGAGTTTGGCTTCATCAATCCGGTAATCATTGATGCGAACTACAATGTAATCGCCGGCCATGGAAGACTTATGGCTGCAAAGGAAGAGGGCATCACTGAGGTTCCATGTGTATTTGTGGACTACCTTACTGAAGCTCAGAAAAAAGCTTATATCCTAGCCGACAACAGATATGCTCAGGATGCTGGATGGGATGAGCAGATGTTAAAGGCTGAGATCGAAGCATTGGAAGGCATGGACTTTGATGTTTCACTTACAGGTTTTAATGAAGATGAGATTTCAGACTTGTTTGCTGATGAGAATAAGTCGGATGTTGAAGATGACGACTTTGACCTTTCAGAAGCTCTTGAGGAAGCAGCATTTGTAGAAAGAGGAGATATTTGGACTGTAGGTAGGCACAGACTTATGTGTGGTGATGCAACATCTCCTGAAGATGTTGCTGCCCTCATGGATGGAAAGAAAGCAAACCTGGTAGTGACAGACCCGCCTTACAACGTAGCTTTTGAAAGCTCCGACGGGTTATCTATTAAAAACGATAAGATGGAGAACGACAAGTTTTATGAGTTTCTCCTTGCTGCATTTAAAAACATGGCCGAGCATCTTGAGAAAGGTGGCTCGGCTTATGTATTCCATGCAGATACAGAAGGACTTAATTTCAGAAAGGCATTCATTGATGCAGGCTTCCATTTATCAGGATGCTGTATATGGGTAAAGAACTCATTGGTTCTTGGAAGAAGCGACTACCAATGGCAGCATGAACCGGTGCTTTATGGCTTTCTTCAGAATGGCAAACATTACTGGAGTAGCAAGGCCGGAAGGTCCCAGACAACAATCTGGAACTTCGATAAGCCAAAGAAGAATAAGAACCATCCTACATCAAAGCCTTTGGACCTTCTGGCATATCCTATTGGAAACTCCAGTCAGGAAAATGCAATTGTTATAGATACCTTTGGTGGATCAGGCTCAACACTTATGACCTGTGAACAGACAAACCGTATCTGCCACACCATGGAGCTTGATGAAAAGTATGCATCGGTTATTCTGCGCCGTTATGTAGAAGATACAGGCGATGCGGACAACGTATATGTATATAGGAACGGAGAGAAGTTCATGTATAACGACCTTGTTAAAGAGCTTGATCTGGGTGCGTAAACTGCACAGTTAATTCCTTTGATGTTTGGTAGATGTACACGTTGCTGTGATCTTCACATAGAGCGAATATGTACCTACCAAAACAAAGGAGGAAGCAATAATGGAACTTACATTTAGCAAGGGAACAAAGAAACAGATGGTTAAGGCAATCGAGGAAGTAACCGGGGAAAAAGCAAAGTACCTTGGAGTTCCTTCCTGCGCTTACCAGATTGGAGACTATAGAGTGGAAAAAGATGGAACCCTTAAGTGGGAAGATTACCAGGATGCGGATCCTGATCACGCCGATATGAGCGCCAAGGTTATAAATGCCTGCATCGAGTCAACAGGAATTACACCTGAAGGCATGAAGCAGGAAGAAGCAGAAGAAGGCGACAGCCTTATAGTTGAGGTTCCTGCGGATAAGGTAAATGTAGAAAATATAAAAAGGCTTATTGATGCAAAAGGAAGGCTCATAAAGAAGGCACTTGGAACCGGAAACCTTGAGATCGAGGTTACAGAAGATACAGTAAGATTTCCCTGGTTCGAGAATTTTGACCCGGATAAGGCTCTTGCCTACACAAACTTCATTGCAGCCCTTTGCCAGATGAGCGTGAACCAGACAAGAATTAGCGCAAAAGAGACAGAAGTGCCGAATGAGAAATACGCCTTCAGATGCTTCCTTTTAAGACTCGGATTTATCGGGGATGAATACAAGAAAGACAGAAAGATTCTTCTTGAGAACCTTGATGGCAACTCAGCATTCAGACAGCCAAGGGAAGGTGACGAGGCATGAACTTCCCAAGCGAGAACACTGTAAAAAGAATAAAAGCAGAATATCCAGAAGGAACCAGAGTCGAGCTGGTACACATGGATGATCCTTATACAAAGATCCCGGAAGGAACTTTTGGGACGGTGCAGGTGGTTGATGATACCGGGACCATTCATGTGAAATGGGATAACGGAAGCTCCCTCGGGATTGTTTACGGTGAGGATTCCTGCAAAAAGATATGAGTGTAATCTATACAACTTGTTTCCTACATATTTGGTGGTAGTACACGTTGATGAAAATGCACATTAGAGCGAATATGTACCTACCAAAGGAGGAAACCACAATGAAGAGAAAGATTTATAAGGTTTATGTTGGAAAGAAGCTATTCATAAGAACAATAAGTAAGAGCCTGGCAATACGAACTGCAAAATCCGCAATAGTAGATTATGGGTTACAAGCAGAGATTAAAGAGGCTTATGAAGAGTACAACCTAACAAACATCCCGGAGCTGTAATGTACACAATGCCACTACTACATCTTTGGTACATGTACACGTTGATGTAATTCTGCGGTAGAGCGAATATACAATCAACAAAACCAAAGGAGGTCAGGAACATGACAAAGAGAGAACAGGAAGAATACAGAAGGCTTTTCAAAGAAGGCACCATCGGGATTCCTTTTGGAAAGGAAGAAACAAAGATAGCACACTGGTGGGCAAAGGTTTACGACGAAGGCAGCGAGTACGGAATTAACGAAGGCAGGATTTCAAAGCTCACAATAAAGATCGACGGAGTTACAACCCTTTGCTACGATAGAGGATGGGACATTGAGCCAGACGAAAACGACCAGGCAACGATGATCGCCTACAGCATCATCCTTCAGGAATACAACTAAAGAGAACAAACCATGAGCCCTTAGGGGCTTTTGGTCGTATATAAAGGGACCGTAAGGTCCTATTTTTGTGCAAGGAAATAATATGGCTAAGAAGAAGTTAAAATTCGAACCTACAAAGTTTATGGCCAAAGGGTCACATTATGATAAGGAGCAGGCCGATTATGTAGTAAATTTCATACAGTGTCTATGTCACACAAAAGGCAAATGGGCAGGTAAAACATTCATGCTACTTCCTTGGCAAGAGGAGATCATAAGAAACATCTTCGGTATCCTTAAGCCAAATGGAAAAAGGCAGTTCACAACTGCATATATAGAAATTCCTAAAAAGAACGGAAAGTCTGAGCTGGCAGCGGCTGTAGCTTTGTACCTTCTATTTGGTGATGGTGAAGCCTCTCCTGAGGTTTACGGTGCTGCTGCAGATAGACAGCAGGCCAGTATTGTATTTGATGTAGGAAGGGTTATGTGTGAACTAACACCGGCCCTTGAAAAGCGCAGCAAGATAAAAGCTGCAACAAAGAGAATAGATAACATTTACAACAACGGTTTCTACCAGGTGCTTTCTGCAGAAGTAGGAACTAAACATGGTCTGAATGTAAGCGGCCTTGTTCTTGATGAAGTCCATGCCCAGCCCAATAGAAATCTATATGATGTACTTACAAAAGGATCCGGTGATGCTAGAGAGCAGCCTTTATACTTTCTGATCACAACAGCCGGTAACGATACAAATAGTATTTGTTACGAACTGCATCAAAAGGCAATGGATATAATTGAGGGTAGGAAAACAGACCCGACATTCTTTCCTGTGATATATGGCGCCAAAGAAGATGAAGATTGGACCGATCCGGAAGTCTGGAAGAAGGCCAATCCCTCTCTTGGCGAAACAATCCAGATGGAGAAGGTAGTGGCAGCCTGTGAATCAGCAAAGCAAAATCCTGCTGAAGAAAATACCTTTCGGCAGCTAAGGCTTAATCAATGGGTAAAACAGGCAATACGCTGGATGCCTATGGAAAAATGGGATGCTTGTGCATTCCCTGTAAATGAAGAAGAGCTGGAGGGCCGTGTCTGTTATGGAGGGTTGGACCTTTCAAGTACAACGGACCTTACATCATTTTGTTTGGTGTTTCCACCAGAGGATGAGAACGACAAGTACTATGTGCTTCCTTACTTCTGGCTTCCTGAAGATACGTTGGACCTAAGAGTAAAAAGGGACCATGTAAATTATGACCTTTGGCAGAAGCAGGGATTCATCCAAACAACAGAAGGCAACGTAGTCCACTACGGCTTTATAGAGAAGTTCATAGAAAAGTTGGGAGAGAAATACAACATAAGAGAAATCGCATTTGACCGTTGGGGAGCAGTTCAAATCTCCCAGGACCTTGATGAGATGGGATTTACGGTAGTCGCCATGGGCCAGGGATTTGCTTCCATGAGCCCGCCCACAAAAGAACTCATGAAGCTTACCCTTGAGCAAAGGATAGCTCACGGAGGACATCCAGTTCTTCGTTGGAACATGGATAACATTTTCATTCGTCAGGATCCAGCCGGAAACATCAAAGCGGATAAGGCAAAAAGTACTGAGAAGATTGACGGAGCAATAGCCTGCATCATGGCCTTGGATAGAGCAATTAGGTGCGGTCTGGATTCTGGAGAGAGTGTATATGACAGAAGAGGGTTAATTGTATTCTAGTTTAGATTTATTTAATAGAATTTATTGAATATTTATAAAATGGCATGTACAATTTTCATATATGTATTAAGGGGGCTTGGATATGCCATATATTGAAAATAAGTATTCACAACAGGATAACATGCTAGAGTATGCTCCTATAGATAAAACATCTGAACCGATGGAACAACTAGAAAGGATATTTCTCGATGATCAGGTAATCGTAGAAAAGAAAACTAGTTGGATTAGTAAACTGTTGCCAGTTAAAATAGTAAATGAATGGTGGAGCAAAAGGGATTGGAAAGAAAAGAACAGAAGTTATAGGTGGCTTATGGCTGTCTCAGTAATTGCAACCATGTGGGCTGGCTCGATTTGGGGTAAAGTAAGTGATCCTAGTAAGTTGGAGTGTCTGCGGAATGAGCTGCTACCTAATGTATTATTTGACGTTTTGGTTTTGATAGTTTTACTATCTGAAGCATTACAAGAACGTATAACATCAACGTTACATAAGATTCTTGGGAAGAAAGTAACTGATCTAGTAAATGCTAAAGGTGAGCTAGTGCAGAATATGAATAGATTAGCGGTTGCAGGTTTAATAGATGAGGTTGAAAATTTGAAAGGCTTATACACATGGTATGATGAACAAGAGAGAAAAGCTATGGGGGTAGTATGATGTTTGGAATAAAGAAAACGCAAGAAGTTGTCCAGCCTAAGCATTTTAGCACTCCTTTTGTGAATGACAAAAAATATCATTTACTAGTCTCAAAGCAAGTGTCAGATGCAATTAAGAATATAGATTTTTCTGTAGAAGATATTAAAAAGATAAGATCTTTTATGGATAAGCTACAGAGTGAGACCGTAAGAGATGAGATAGAAAAATACCCTTACACCTTTTTAGAAAATGGAGAATTTGTTGTAGTAGTTCTTGATGGCGTTGATGTAAAGGTTGGCGTATTTGACACATTTATAAGACTATATTCTTTAAGATACGATAAAGAGCTATATCACATTATATCTAACAATAATCCCATTGATGAGATTAATCCCATTGATGAGATTAATCCCATTGAAGTTACTATTAACACTTCTACTAATCAAGTACTTGATAAGGAAGAAACTGTTACAGTAACTAATGTTACAGGGGAATTGCCAAATAGTGATAATGGAAATAGAACTAAGATTGTTGTAAAAACAGGTGAAGCGGCCAAGATAAAAAGAAGAAAGGCACGTGGAAATCTGAAAAAAGCTACTTTTCCGAAAGCTACGCCAGTAGTAGCTAGACCTAGTGGTAGAAAAACCTATATAAAGGTGGCAGATCCACAAATCTTTACAGAAGCTGCACAACTGGAAAAGGTAGGAAGAGCAATGGCTAAAAGAACAAGTGCAGGCAAAAAGGTTGGAATGTATGTTGGCAAAAGCAAAATGAATAAGAGTCCAAATAGTGGAATTAAAAATGGAACTGCTTTGAAAGAGTTGGTGGGAAAAATAGGCCAGACAAGAGCCGACGATTAAGAACAAAAAAGGCATCGCTTAGGCGGTGCTTTTTTCGTGGAGGGAAATATGATCATCCTTTCAATTATTGGGTTCATTTTAATACGTGAAGCATTAAATCAGATGGAGGTAACATATTGAGTATATTAAGCGGGATTTTCAAATCCAGAGCACCAACAAATAGAACAGCCGGAAGTGCCTATAGCTTTTTCATGGGAGCTTCGGCTGCAGGGAAAAGAGTAAATGAGAGAACTGCGATGCAGACTTCGGCAGTATATGCCTGCGTCAGAGTTATCTCAGAATCGGTAGCAAGCCTTCCGCTTCATCTGTACAGATATACAGACAGCGGTGGAAAGGAAAAAGCTATTGATCATCCACTGTATCATTTGCTCCATGATGAGCCAAATCCTGAAATGACTGCATATTCGTTCTTTGAAGCTGCCCTCACGCACATGCTGCTGTGGGGGAATTTTTATGCCCAGATTATCAGAAATGGTAAAGGTGAAGTAATCTCACTATATCCTCTGATGCCGGATAGAATGAATGTGGACCGTGATGAAAAGGGGCGGATTTACTACGAATACCAGCTGACAACTGATGATCCTATGAAAAGTAAGGCATCAACAGTTGTATTAAAACCGGAGGACGTTTTACACGTACCTTCATTGTCCTTCGACGGGTTGCAGGGTTATTCGCCAATTGCCATGGCCAAGAATGCTATTGGCCTTGGAATAGCAGCTGAAGAGTATGGCAGTAAGTTTTATGCTAACGGAGCAGCTCCAAGCGGTGTGCTTGAGCACCCAGGAACACTTAAGGACCCGTCAAAGGTAAGAGAGAGCTGGACACAGACTTTTGGAGGAAGCTCAAACTCCAATAAGGTTGCTGTACTTGAGGAAGGCATGAAGTATACGCCGATCTCCATAAATCCTTCAGAGGCGCAGTTCCTTGATACAAGGAAATTTCAGGTAACGGAAATTTGCCGCATCTTTCGTGTGCCGCCTCACATGGTAGCTGATTTGGATAAATCTTCATTCAGCAACATAGAGCAGCAGAGCCTTGAGTATGTTCAGTATACATTAAGGCCCTGGCTTACAAGGCTTGAGCAGGCCATGAGCAGGAGACTGTTTACTGAAGAGGAAAAGAAGAAGTACTTCTTCAAATTCAATGTTGATGGGCTCCTGCGAGGCGATTACCAGTCAAGGATGAATGGGTATGCTGTTGCAAGGCAGAACGGATGGATGAGTGCAAATGATATTAGAGAGTTGGAGGATTTAGACCGAATTCCAGAAGAGCAGGGTGGAGATTTATATCTCATAAACGGAAACATGACAAAGCTCGAGGATGCCGGTCTATTTGCAAATAAGGGAAAGGAGGAATCCGATGAAGAACAAGAAGTTCTGGAACTGGACGAGCAAAAAAGCGACGGACCAAGAAGGAAACGAAAGCATCGAGAGGGTGCTTAGTTTAAATGGAACAATAGCGGAAGAGAGCTGGTATGACGATGACGTCACGCCGGCTCTTTTTCGTGATGAGCTAAATTCCGGGGATGGGGATGTTACTGTCTGGATCAATTCTCCAGGAGGCGACTGCATCGCAGCAGCTCAGATTTACAACATGCTTACGCAGTATCCGGGAAAGGTCACTGTCAAGATTGATGGCCTTGCTGCATCTGCAGCATCAGTCATAGCTATGGCCGGAGACACAGTTTATATGTCTCCTGTATCAATGTTGATGATTCACAATCCGGCAACGGTTGCATTTGGTGATCATGCAGAAATGCAGAAAGCAATAGATATGCTTGAGCAGGTAAAGGAATCCATCATCAATGCTTATGTTTTAAAGACAGGGCAGAGTAGAGCTAAGCTCTCACATCTTATGGATGCAGAGACTTGGATGGATGCAAACAAAGCTGTGGAGCTTGGATTTGCAGATGAAATCCTGACAAAGGGTAATGAGGATGAAGTTCATCCTGAAGTATCGATGCTTTTTTCAAGAAAGGCTGTGGACAATGCCTTATTCAATAAGGTGTCAGCAAAGTTTGAGAAAGAAGCAAAGCCTGTTGCAGAGCAGGCAGAAATACCAAATATGGAACCTGAAACAGGACGCTCAGTTAAGGACATTAACGAGCGTCTTTCTATTATCAAAAGATTCATTTAATGGAGGAAAACAACTATGAAATTACAGCAGCTTATTGATCAGAGAGCAAAGGTATGGGAGCAGGCTAAGGCCTTCGTAGATTCCCACCAGAAAGAAAATGGCACACTCTCAGCAGAAGATTCTGCAACATACGAGAAGATGGAGGCAGAGATCACAGACCTCACTGCAGCTATTGATCGTGAGAGAAGAGCAGAGGAAAGGGAAGCAGAGCTGAATAAGCCTGTAAATACTCCACTGACTGCAAAGCCTGGAAAAGCAAATGCGGCTGAGGAGGAAAAGACTGGTAGGGCGTCTGATGAGTACAGAAAGGCAATGCTTAATGCCCTTCGTACAAACTTTCGTCAGATATCAAATGTACTTCAGGAAGGCGTGGATACAGATGGCGGTTATCTTGTTCCTGAGGAGTATGACAAGAGGATAATCGATGTCCTCACAGAGGAGAACATCTTCAGAGGCCTTGCTACCACAATCACAACATCCGGGGAGCACAAGATCAACATTGCAGCTACAAAGCCCGCTGCAGCATGGATTGATGAGGGAGAGCAGCTCACATTCGGTGATGCTACTTTCGATCAGACAATGCTGGATGCGCACAAGCTCCATGTAGCAATAAAGGTTACAGAGGAGCTCCTTTACGATAACGCATTCGGCCTCGAGAACTACATTATCACTCAGTTTGGTAAGGCTCTTGGAAACGCCGAGGAGGATGCATTCCTTAACGGAGATGGCACAGGAAAGCCTACAGGTCTTTTCCATGCCACAAAGGGCGGGCAGATTTATGGAACTACAGCTGCCCAGGAGAAGGTTGCTGCAGATGAGCTTATTGGCCTTATCTATGGCCTTAAGCGTCCTTACAGAAAGAAGGCGTCTTTCATTCTGAATGACAAGACTATTGCTCAGATCAGAACCCTGAAGGACAACAACGGAGCTTATATTTGGCAGCCTTCTTACCAGGCAGGTGAGCCCGACAAGATTCTCGGATACTCACTCCACACCTCAGCATATGCGCCTACAAACGCCATTGCTTTTGGTGATTATAGCTTCTATAACATCGGAGATCGTGGAACCAGATCAATCTCTGTACTTAAGGAGCTCTTTGCTGGTAACGGCATGATCGGTTATGTAGCTAAGGAGAGAGTTGATGGAAAGCTTCTGCTTCCTGAGGCTGTTCAGATTCTTAAGATTAAGCCCAAGTCTGGAACTTGATCAATTGTAATTTAATGGGCCGCTTCTTAGTAGGCGGCCTGTTTCTATGAAAGGCATGAGACATGATTGTAACTGTGGAAGAGGCAAAAGGATACTTAAGGGTGGATTATTCTGAGGACGATTCCCTCATAGAGAGCTTTATAACATCAGCTCAGCAGCTTTGTATGGACATCCTTAGAACAGATGACATAGAAGTTTTGGAAGCTGACCGGAATGCTAAGGTGGCTGTTCTTTATTGCGTTGCCTACTTCTATGAGCATAGGGAGGAAACCAACTATCGCACTGTGGCATTGTCGCTTCGGGCACTTCTTGGCGGGAATAGAAAGGCAGAGTTTTGAAGATCAGGGATTATTCAGAAATCATCACAATACAAAAGTCAGTTGCTGCAATGGATAGGTATGGGAATTGGAATACCACATGGACAGACTATATTGTTTGCCATGCTAATGTGAATAGCTTGTATGGAGCAGAGTACTACGCAGCAGCTCAGTACCAGCAAGAACAGAGCCTGGATTTTACTGTGAGATATTGCCTTTCTGTTATGAACATTGATACGACAAATTATCGCATCTTGTTTAGGGGCAAGGCTTATAACATTGAGCACATCGATTATCTCTCTTTTAAAAAGAATGAGATTAAGATACGTGCTAAGCAGGAGGAGAAGAATGGCAGAAAAAGTGAGGATTGATGGCTTGGCAGACATTGTTTCTGACTTTCTTGATGAGTACAAGACTATTGCGGCCGATGCTATGAAGGAAGGAATCAGCGAGACGGGGAAGTTTGTAAAACAGAAAATACAAGAAAATGCTCCGGTAGACACTGGAAAGTACAAAAAGAGCTGGGCAGTTAAAAAGCTTTCTGAAAACAGTAACAAGCTAGAGATCGTTGTTCATTCGAGGACTCAGTATAGAACTACCCATCTTTTAGAACATGGTCATGCTAAGCGCGGCGGTGGAAGAGTAAAAGGAAAGCCCCATATAGCTCCTGCTGAAAAAGAGGGCGAACAGTTTCTTATAAAAAGGCTGAAAGGAGACCTCTGATGGATTATGAACAGATAGTTGAGATGCTTGAGACGCTGGGGCTGCCTATTGCTTATGACCATTTTGTAGAAGGAGAGGCTCCGGCCCTTCCATACATAGTATTTTACACTCCTAAAACAAGGAATTTCCCAGCAGATAGCATTGTTTACAAGAAAATATATGAGCTTGATATAGAGCTCTACGTAGAAAAGAAGGATCCTGCCCTAGAAAAGAGGGTTGAGGATCTTTTTGATTCTTATGGACTTTTCTACAACAAAACAGAAACCTACATCTCTTCAGAGAAGATGTATGAGGTACTTTACGAAATGGAGGTAATGTAATGTCTAAAAATAAGATTAGATATGGCTTAAAGAACGTATACTACGCCATAGCAACAATCGCGGCAGATGGTTCTGCAACATATGCAAAGCCTGTCAGATGGCCTGGAGCGGTTAGTCTTTCAATCGATCCTGAAGGTGAAACAAAGAAGTTCTTTGCTGACAATATCGCTTATGCGTCATTTACAGCGAATGCCGGATACAAGGGAACCTTTGAATCTGCTCTTGTTCCTGATAGCTTCAGGGAGGATGTCCTTAATGAGATTAAGGATGATAACAATGTCATGATTGAGGATGCAGATGCGGCTACAGCTCATTTTGCACTCCTTTTCCAGTTCGAGGGCGATGAAAACGCCATAAGGCACGTACTCTATAACTGTACTGCGAACAGAGTAAAAGTTGAGGGAAATACCAAGGAAGATTCCGTAGAGGTTAAGACTGAGGCTATGGATATCACAGCAACAAGTATCCACTCCAATGTACTTGATAAGGATATCGTCAAGGCAAAGGTATCAGATACGACAAGCAGTGCTTATACAGGCTGGTTTGATGATGTGTATCTTCCCGTAAGCGAAGGAGTAGGCTGATGTTTGGAAAAGTGAAGGTAGGAAATAAAGAGATTGAGATGGTCTCAAATGGTGCCACACCATACAGGTTCAGGCAGGTCTTTAAAAGGGATCTGCTTAAATTCTTTGCAGATGCGGCAGGTGGAAAGGTAGAAGATGGTGATGCGGCTGACGTATCACAGAAGCTTGGCTACATCATGGCCATGCAGGCAAAGAAGGAAGATATGAATAGGCTCAGCGAGGAGAGTTTCATCGCTTGGCTCGAAGACTTTGAGACCAATGAGCTAGTTATCGCCGCTGAGGATATCATAGCAATCTACACAGGAAACACGGATCAGGTAAGTAAGGCAAAAAAAGAGAACGGCCCACAGGAAGAGAGCTGACAACAGCTCTTTACCTGCTTAGGGCCGTCCAGCTTGGCCTTTCGTTATCAGACCTTGAAAACTTGGAAGTGGGTATGGTTATAGACCTGCTTACAGAAGCAGGGAATGATAGCTATGATTATGACGCAATTGCCTCCCAAGAAGACTTTGATAGTTTTTGAAAATTATAATATTATTAAGATTAGTAATTATAGGGAGGAAGTTTTACATGGCATTAATCACTTGTCCTTATTGCGGACAACAGATATCTGATAGAGCTGAAAATTGCGTTTATTGTGGATATGAACTGCATAAGGAGGCTAAGGAGAAAAACGTTTGCCCTGATTGTGGTGAGCAGCTAACGGATGAAATGACAATGTGCCCAAAGTGTGGATGTCCTATTGCGAAAGAAATATCTGTAATTCATGAGGAGCCTACACAGAAGGATGAAGTTAAAAGTGATTATACTAGTTCCTTGAAGAAGATTGTTCTGGGAATAATTGCGGTACTGGTTATTATAGCAGCGGTATACGGTGGGGTAGCATATCGCAATAGGGTTAATTTAGAAAACGAGAAGAAGGAATATGCTACAAATTATACAGAATGTGTATATCTAATGGGTGATGTGGCTAGTGATTGCGAAAATGCCTGCAACATGATAGGCCAGGTTTGGCAGAATTCTATCTGGAATGAGGATGATGAAGACACAGACAAATATACAAAAGATAGTAATGGGCAATTCTATGATGACTTCAACGATGCATTAGGAAGCCTGTTTGAAGATGAAGAATTCAGTTCTACCATGAAGGATATAGTTGATAGGGATGATAAAGTTGATGGCTTGATGAAAAAACTGAAAAATCCACCAGAAGGATATGAGGATGCTTATAAAGCGCTACAAACCTTTTATGGAAGCTATACGACAATGGTTAATCTGGCTACTAATACAAACGGAAGCCTTAATTCATTTTCAGAGGATTTCAAAAATGTGGATAGTGAAACCATAAATGCATATAAAGCAGCTTTAGTATATGTTGAGGATTGATTTAGATTTCATAGCACTTACCTAATTGAGGTAGGTGCTTTTTTCTTGTCCATTTATAGAAGGAGGTTAACGTGGCAGATAGAGTAAAAGGGATATCAGTAGTCATTGATGGTGATACTACCAAGCTATCCAAAGCGCTTAGCGGCGTAAATAAGGAAATCAAGACCACTCAGTCTGAACTTAAGGATATTAACAATCTTCTAAAGATGGATCCTGGTAACACGGAGCTTTTGAAACAAAAGCAAGAAAGCTTAAGCAGGGCTATCAAGGAAACAGAAGAAAAGCTGAAGATGGAAAAAGAAGCCATGAGTCAGCTAAAACAAAGTGATCCATCGCCGGAGAATACTAAACAGCAGAAAGCGCTGGCAAGGGAGATAGAAAGTACAGAGCAGAGCCTTAAATCCTTAAAGAATGAATCTAAGGATTTTGGCTCTGTTTTTTCGTCGCAGCTAAGTGTTGCCTCTGAAAACATGAGGAAAGTCGGAGAGAGCATGAAGGCTACTGGTGATAAGATTGCCGGTATTGGGAAGAAAGTATCTGTTGCTTCCATGGCGGTTGCTGGAATAGGAGTAAGCGCTGTAAAGGTTGCAGCAGATTTTGACTCTTCTATGAGCAATGTTCAGGCGCTTTCAGGTGCAACGGGGGCAGAACTGGATTCCCTAAGAGAAAAAGCAAAAGAAATGGGAAAGAGTACCAAGTTCTCTGCCAGTGAGTCAGCAGATGCATTCGGATACATGGCACTTGCTGGATGGAAAACTGAGGATATGCTCTCCGGAATAGAACCTGTACTTAATCTTGCAGCAGCTGCAAATATGGACCTAGCAGAAGCTTCTGATATTGTTACTGACTACCTTACAGCGTTTGGCCTGGGAGCCCAGGATGCTGAGAAGTTCACTGATCAGATGGCTTATGCTATGGCCAATTCTAATACTGACGTTACGATGCTTGGCGAGGCTTATAAGAACTGCGCAGCTACAGCAGCTTCTATGGGCTTTTCAGTTGAAGACACTACAGCAGTTCTGATGACAATGGCCAATGCAGGTGTTAAAGGTGGTGAGGCTGGAACTGGCCTTTCTTCCATTATGACAAGGCTTGCCACGGATTCTAAGGGCTGTGCTGAGGAGCTGAAGAAGTATGGCGTTGAGGTTTATGACGAACAAGGAAATATGAACTCTTTGTCATCAATCCTTGAGGGCATGAGTGGAGTTTGGAGCAGCCTATCGGATCAGGAGCAGGCTTCTCTTGCTAAGACCATTGCAGGTACGAATCAGTACTCAAAGCTCCAGACTATTATGGCGGGACTTTCTGAGACTGCAAAAGAAGGTGGCATGAGTTTTACGGACTATGCCGCTGCACTTGAAAACTGCGATGGAACTGCAGGAGAGATGGCTTCTGTCATGCAGGATAATCTTCAGGGCAAACTGACTACATTAAAAAGCTCGGTAGAGGGACTTGCCATTACATTTGGTGAGATGATTATTCCATATGTTCAAAAAGGAGTTGAAGCAGTACAAGGCTTTGTAGATAAGCTGAACTCCATGGATGAAGGCCAGAGGAAGATCATACTTATCATTGGAGTTGTAATAGCTGCTATTGGGCCACTCTTAGTTACTGTAGGTACGCTTATTTCATCTATTGGAACTATTATTACTGCAATGTCTTTCCTCATATCTCCAGTCGGCCTTGTTGTTGCTGCTATAGCGGCAGCAATTGCTATAGGGGTCCTGCTTTATAAGAACTGGGATACCATAAAGGAATATGCCATAAATCTTTGGAATACCATCACAGAGGTATTCCAGGGGATAGTTTCATCTGTTGAGGGGGCTGCTAATGGCGTGAAAGAGAAGGCTTCGGCGGCCTTTGAAGGGGTTAAGTCAGCTGCTTCTGAAAAGTTCAATGCAGTAAAAAACGCCATAGGAACTGTGATGACAGGTGTTGGAAGCGTGGTTTCAACAAAACTTACTATTATCAAGTCTGCTTTCGAGCAAAATGGCGGTGGAATTAAGGGCGTTGTAGCAGCTGGCTGGACAGCCATTAAAGAGTATTACAAAACCGGATTTGATGTTGTGAATACTCTAACGAATGGGAAACTCGGTGAGGTTGCTAATGCTTTTAAGAATAAATTCAAGGAATTGGCAGCCAGCGCGGTGAACTGGGGAAAAGATATCATTTCTGGTATCGTTGATGGAATTACCGGAATGATAGATAAGGTTAAGGACGCAGCAGGGAATATTGCAGAGACAATAAGTGAATACCTGCATTTCTCAGAACCGGATAAAGGTCCGCTTAGTAATTTCCATACGTTTATGCCAGACATGATCGATCTCATGGTTACGGGCATAGAGTCGTCTATGAAAAGATTGGATGTTCCAATGAATAACTTGGCTTCAGCGCTTATTCCAGATACTAGGAGAGGCATAGCTACAATTACAGATTCTCCTATAAGAGATAGCGGACAAGAGTATATGAATGTGATCAATAGCCTGTTGGCCAGAACTGGCAATGACATAGAAAGAACTGTACCAGTGAACGTGAATGTTTATCTTGAAGGTGATGCGAAGGGGCTGTTTAAAGTTGTTCGGGAGGAAAATACAAAATTCTACAGAGCAACTGGAAAGAGTGCTTTTTAAGAGGAGGGTTTATGGTATTTGAACTGAATGGAACAGATTTCTCACAGAGCGTTGTCTCTGGCAGTTACAAGGTTAACGAGGAAGATGTGTACGACAAGTACACAGACGCTAATGGAAGAGAACATAGAAACATCTATAGGACTCGGGTTTCCGGGTCCTTTAATATGCTCTTCAGATCAGGAAAAGCATACCAGGATTTTCTTACTTGTATTAGTGAATCGAAAACAAAAGGAGGCTATCATCCTTGCAAGCTCGCTGTCAATAACAAGGGAACAATAGTTGAGAGAAACATGTTTATTTCCTTTGCTCCTGGTCGAGAGATTGATGGCTCTCTTCGTCAGAAGGTAGGGGAAATAACAATAAACGTGGAGGAAGTGTAATGCTTAATATTCCAGAAGAAGTAAAAGATCTCTTTAAGCAGGATGGCATACAAAAGAATCTTCGTGTTGTGTTTGTAAACGGGGAAAACCCTGATCTGACAAACGAAGATATTGTGATGGGATCATTTTCCATGACAGAGTCTTTATGCTCGCAGGATAAGATAAAGTTCGGGCTTTGCGAAGCATCAGTCGTAGAATTTGAATGCCACGGCGTTGGAAATGTAAAGGGTGCTTCTATTGATGTAAGTATTGAGATAGACTGCTCTAGCCTTGGAGATGAGTGGTGCGCGGCTAATGCCCAAAGGAAAGCAGATGTTGGCTTTCCATTTTATTCTGTGAGTTATGGCCGTTTTGCTATAGATTCATGTGATAAACAAAGCGGAAACGGCATCAGAAAAGTAATAGCTTATAACAGGATTGCGCAGAAAAATTGGGAGTGGGTTAAACCATTCAAAGAACTCATAGAATGTTCTTCATGGTATCTTAATGAGCCATTAAAGTTCAGCTATAAGGATATAAAGAGGATGATAGAGCCCGAGTGGGCTGCACAGAACGGTGAATATCCCCTTAGAAGATTAAGCGAGACCGGGAGGGATGCACATAGATTTGAGCACTACTATTTGCCTGGAGAACAATATCAGTTTTTTACTGTGACAGTTTATTACAAATACCAGTGGTACTTTGATGGGAAATTCGGCGTTTACACGGCAAGAGCAACAAAGCCTAAGGTATTTGCAGGACTTGCTGACAAGATCAGTAAGATGATAGAAGAGGAATCTACTGGTGAACTATACAATCTTTATACGTACAGGGCAAATACTGTAGAGAATATTTTGAACCTTCTATCTCCCATAGCTCTTATGAAACCAAGATGCGGGTATGAAAGAAGTGATGATGCTGATGTCAGCACTACCATCACACCACGAGATGTGAAGGAAATAATCATTCCTATAGGAGAGGAATTTACTACAATTCCGGCGTATAAAAAAGAAGACTTTTATGTTACAAATCCCAAGTATTGTTACAGCGCCTTCTGCTCTACTCAGATAACCATGGAAGAGGGAAAGTTCTGGGCCTGGGGTAATCCCCTGCAATTCTTTGTTCCATATAGAGTAAGAGTGTCACATGAGAAGAAAGGGATACTTCTTGATACAGGAGAGATAGAAGGGTGTGACGTGGAATACACTTTCCATGAGTATGAGGAAGATCCTAATGTAAATCTACTCATACAGCCTTTTACGAAGAAGTGTAATGTATACACTGGCAAGATGGATACTAAACCCACTGCATCTACAAGAACTGACTATAAATATGTACTACCTGACAATCTCAGGGAGATATTTGAGGGCTTTCTTGAGATCAATGGAGAATTTGGCTTTTATGGCCGCGATGGGATATTCAGTGAAAGAAAGCTCAAAGGCATTGATGGAACATTCCCTTCGGAGAGTCTTTATCCATCAAATTCAAAATATGCGACAGACATAGGAAGCGATGATAGGATTCGCAAAGCTATGTATGAGAAAGCAGAGTACGCTGATGAGGAAACTCCCAAATACAGTAAAGTGATACTGGCATATAAGGATGCTGATAACGAAGATCAGGAAGCAGCCTACAATATGATCGACGAGTATATTGCGGCCAGCGATCCTGACAAATATCAGAGCTATTCGCTGTCATTTAACAAGCTCCTTGATGAATTATCACCAGGAGAAGAAAAGTCGGTCGAGTTTTGCAGAAATTTTGGAGAAACCATAAAGAACGTAAGGTATATGCCTTCAAGGATAACAATGCGGGGATTGCCGTATCTTGAAGCTGGAGATCTTGTTCATGTAGACACAGATGATGGAGGTTTTAATACGTATATTTTAAGGCGGACTCTTAAGGGAATACAGACATTAACAGATGAGATAGAGGCCAGATAAGGAGGTAAGCATGGTTATTGAAAGATATGAAAAGACAAACTGGAAAAATGAACCAAGTACAGATACGCCTGTATCAGCTGAGAACTTGAATAACATTGAAGAGGGCATATCGTATAACAGAGAAGCAATCAAGACCATTAACGATGCCATAAATCAGGTTGATCTTGAAGTGTTAGCAGAAGTAAGACAGCTCCATGACGATACTCTTGAAAAAAATAATGAGGCCAAAAGTAGTAAAGAGAGCGCAGCAGAGTCCGAGGCCCTCGCTAGGGAATACATGGAAAGAGCGTCTGCTATAACCCAAGTTGATATAGCAACCAATAGCAGGCTTGGAATCGTTAAACCAGACAATGATTCATTGAAGGTTGATTCGAATGGAGTTATTTCTGCATATGCCGCATCAAGCACAACAAACTCATCGTATGATTATGGTTGTGGGACATATAGTATTCCAAGGGTGGCGCCCACAGGTGGAAGAGTTGTTGTTGCAAGTTTCTTATCGACTCTTATGAATAATGCGTATACTGCCATTGCAGCGATGCTGAAAAATGTATATAACAGCATTCAAAGTAAAATTAATACGACTCTTCATACGACCCTTGGCGATGCAAAGCTGATTGACAGGGGTATCATTGATGGAGTTCTTGTTGCAAATGGTGAAACCTATGAGCTTCAGCCAGGGGCTATGTACCTTCTCCTTGGAAGTACATATCTTAAAACTAATGGCGCTTATAGAGGCATGCAGGCTTATGCTATAGGTTCAGCTTGGGGGCTTGGAACAAGTACATCCGCTCAGGCTGTGGCCAGAGTTTTTGCGCTTGGAAGTAATGGAACCGTTGGAATGAACGTATCTGCAACGAGTGTTGCTTCTGGTAGTTCAGGTTATATCTCCAAAATTGGAATAGGCTCCTGTACCACAGCTTGTAAGGTAAGATATGCACTTTATAAGATAATGGGATCGGAGGCGGATTTCTGATATGGCATTTTTCAGTATAATCATTCCCTGCCATAACAGTAAGAGGACAATAGAAAGGCTCCTTGATAGCCTGACGAAGCAGGGGATAGAAAAAAAAGACCTGGAAGTCATCCTTTGTGATGATGTATCAGATGATGATTGGCAGGAATTTATAGCAAAATATCAGAAGAAACTTGATATTATTTATCATGAAGTAAAAGGGTATAAGCACCATTGCCCGGGGAATACCCGTCTTGCAGGACTGGGGCTTGCAACGGGTGAGTGGGTATGCTTTGCTGACCACGATGATATGTTAGAAAGACATGCATTAAAAAAGGTCAAGAAGTATATTACAAAAACGGGTGAGAAGAACTGCCTCTGTACCAATATGCGCAGCTGGAATGAAGAGAAGAATATCTATACTCCATTCATTCATAAGCAGGCCTGGCTTCATGGGAAATTCTATAACAGAGAATTTCTTAAAAAGAATAGGATAATGTTCAAAGCAGAGCTGACAACACATGAGGATATATTTTTTAATTCCTGTGTGCTGTCAGCTTTGTATTCTATGGGAATCATGGATTTCACTTACTATGATATCTTTACTTACAGGTGGATTGAAGAGCCGACTTCAATTACAAGAGGCTACAAAGGAGAGAGAGGGTATCTTCATGAAAATTTTGATGATTATATAGCCTGCGCGTCAGAGCCATTTTGGGAAGGCGCGTGCCTTAAGTCAGATGTTCATATTAACCAGATAATGATGACACTGCTTCATGCGTATTTTTACTATGAGGCAGTGTCATATTTATATGGAAAGACTGACTATAGGGATAATTTCACCAGTATAAGGAGATTCTTTAAGAAAATGCAGTCGGAGCTTCATATGAGTACTGATGATGTTATCAATTTTGTCTACAAGGACCCAGTTAAGTATTTTCTTGTCCGGGAAGAATGCAGGATATCGGAAGGATTCTTTATTGAAAAAACAAGCTTTAAAGACTTTGTACATTACATAGCACAGATGCCTACGCCGTAAAGGCGTTTTTTTAATGCGGAAAAGGAGGAGCAATATGAAGAACATAGTAACAGTTGGACAGTATATTTTTACTGGGATTGGAGGAGTTATGGGATGGTTGTTTGGAGGCTTTGATGGCTTCCTTTATGCGCTGATTGCGTTTGTGATGATTGATTACATCACAGGGGTTCTTGGTGCCATTTATACAAAGCAGCTGTCAAGCGAAGTAGGATTCAAGGGGATCGCCAAGAAGGTGATCATCTTCCTGCTTGTGGGAATCGGGAATATCATCGATATGCAGATTCTAAAGACGGGTGCAGTGCTAAGAACAGCGATTATTTTCTTTTATTTGTCTAATGAGGGCATCTCCATTATAGAGAATGCCGCAAGGCTGGACTTACCTATACCGGAGAAGCTTATAAGAATTTTGGAGCAGATAAAAGATGACAAGGAGGGCTGACCTATGACCACACAGCAGAAAAACTTCATAGGAATGATTGGAAATGCCGCAGTCCGCTATTACAGGGACTACGGCATTTTGCCGTCTTTGACGATAGCACAGGCAATTGTAGAGTCAAATTGGGGAAAGTCAGGCCTTTCCAGAGACTGCCATAACTACTTTGGCATGAAATGGTCAAATGGCTGTGGCTGTGAATACAAGGAGTACAGGACCAAAGAACAGAAGAAGGATGGCAGCTACATAACCATCACTGCAAAGTTCAGAAAATACCGATCTGTTGAGGAAGGCATAAAGGGTTATTACCAGTTCCTTTGCTATAAGAGATATAAGAACCTTGTGGGAGTTACAGACTATGAAAAAGCCTGCGATCTTATCAGGCAAGATGGCTGGGCCACTGCTCTTAAGTATTCTGAAAGCCTGAAGGAGAAGATAAGGCTGTACGGCCTGATGGAATATGATCTCAGGGTCCTTGGCGTAGAAAAAGAGAGTGTAGAAGCTTTTTCTCCAGGTACATATGTTGTTACAGTTTCTGCAATCAAGGTCAGAGAAGGAGCTGGTATAAATTACCCGCAAAAAGCCTTTAAGGATATGACCATTAGTGCTCAGTTCCAGAATAGGGAGTGCCCAAAAAACGGAAAAGCAGTGTACATAAAGGGCGTTGTGTTCACAGCAAAAGAGATAATAAAAAATTCCGATGACGAGTACTGGGCTAAGACTCCAAGCGGATATGTTGCATTGATGTTTGGTGGGGAAGAATATGCTAAAAAAAGAGGCTAGGATAATTATCTAGCCTCTCCAATAGATTTATTTATATACAATCGATGTTACTTCATAACTGAATTTCAAATCTTCAAAGTCTTCGTTATAGACTTTTACATCATCATCCATGAACTGGTTGACATCGAATCCAAGACCGGATTTTTCGGCGGTGCCACCGGCGGGTACGGTTATTCCTGTAAAGTCACAGTTCAGGGATTGGATCTCATCACCGAACAAATCCATAATTGTCAAAACACCTTGAATACCTTTTATGTCTTTATCTGTGTTATTTTTTATCTGGAATGTCATCTCTACTCTAGGAGAGTAGCGGCCGGCACTGTAGTTTTCAGCTAGACTCTTTTTATCTGTGACTATAACTTCAACTTCGTCAGATTTTGTTTCAGACTGGGAAGCAGTTGAGCCACTTTTTGCACTACCATCAGCATAAATAACGTTACTAATTTCATAGCTGAATATTAAATCTTCAAGGGCTGTATTATACAGCTTAACATGATAGTCAAGAAATTCATTGATATCAAAGCCTAATCCTGAAACATCAATAGAACTCTTTGCTGGAATTACGTTACCGGTAAAATCGCATCCGGAAGACATGATTTCTTCTCCAAACATGTCTGATATAGTGAGTATACCTTGTACTCCTTTAATATCTTTATCTGTCATGTTTTCGAGGCGGAATGTCATCTCTACTCTGTCACTATACCTGTTCTGATTATAATTTTTAGCAAGGTTTGTCTTTTCTATAACAGTAACAACCACCTCTTCATCTCTTACAGGAATAGCTTCTGTATAAGAGTCTCCACATATTGAGCATGTATACTTCTTTTCACCTTCTGAAGTGAACGTGGCTTCTTTTACAATTTCTTCAGTATATTCATGTGATGTCTTGGGTATTGACTCAGTACCTTTTGCACCACAAACAGAGCAAGTTGTTTCCCGTTGTCCTTCCTGCGTACAAGTTGCTTCAGTAATAACCTCTCCGGGGGTGTATTTATGATCAGCCATGGGGATCTTCTCAGTTTTGGTTTTCCCGCATTCAGTACAAGTATATGTTTTTACACCTTCTGAAGTGCATGTTGGCTGTGTGGTTATTTCACCAGAATTAAATGTATGCTGATGACCACATGCAAAACAATTGAAAATCAGTAGAAGAGTTAAAAGTACAACAAATGATTTTCTGCGCATATAACCTCCTTGTAATAGCGACAACTAATTATCCAATAAAAGTGTATCATTAAATGATTTTAAAATTATAAAATGGTGATAAAAAAAGTATATATTCCATGAATTCTGCTAGGGATCAGTGTAAATTTATTTCTAAATATATTTTTATAGATATTTTACTAAGATTTGATTGTTCTATTATTCGATATTTTATAAACTTTATGACAGTAGGAGGTAATATTATGCGAAAAAACATATTAGCTATATCGTTATTACTGATGGTGTTAGTTGCTGCTTGTGGTAGTAATACACCTACAAATGAGCCAAATAATGGTGGGCAGGATTCAAAAGAAACTACTTCTGTAAGCGAAACAAAGAATGAAGAAGCTACAGATTCACATTCATCTATTGAGGTAGATGAGAATTTATTGACTGTTGAAATTTCAGTCCCAGCGACTTTTGTAGGTGAAGATCTCACCCAAGAAGATGTTGATAAAGCTGTTCAGGAAAACGGGTATGTATCTGGAAAACTCAACAGTGATGGTAGCGTTACCTATAAAATGACAAAGGGTAAACATAAAGAGCTAATGGCAAAAATTAAAGATACTATTGATACACAGATGGGTGAAATGGTTGGCTCAGAGGATTACCCTAATATTGTAAATATAGAGGCAAACGATGATTATACAAGCTTTACGATTACTACTAAAAGTACTGAATTAGGCTTAATGGAATCCATGTCTACTCTGGCATTTTATATGTACGGAGGCATGTATAATGCATTTTCAGGAGAACAAGTAGATAATATCCATGTAGATTTTGTAAACGAAGAAACGGGACAAGTGATCCAGAGTGCAGACTCTAAGAATATGGGATCAGGGGGGTGATCATGCTATTGGCTTTAAGGGCGGTCGTTTTGACCGCCTTTTTTTCATAAAAAAGATATAAGAAATGAAATTTTATTTTTGAAATTAACCTATTTACAATCATAAATCTTTTTGCTATATTATCTTTCGCAGCTAATTCGTAGCTGAAATTATTCCATTCAGGAATAATTGATACCCACTGTTTTATTTATTAGGAGTTGTAGTAATGTTTGATAAGTTTGATGTTTTTTTAATTAACTGCGGATATTTTGATGTTATAAATTGGGAAAACGATAGTGTAGAGGTTATGAGTACAGAGACCGGGCACTATTGGATAATGAAGAAATTCGATAAGGAAGGTTATCCTGGGCTGGTTCTTTACCATAGTCATGATGGGAGATCATACCACGTGCATTTCTGCTATAAGGATCAGGAGATTGCTCCGGCAGTTTCAGAAATCATGAGCCATGATAGATACCAGAAGAAAAAGCTGAAGCTCAGAAATAAGATCACTAAGGTTTCTAATGGAGAATTGTTAAGGGCCATTTGAATAGGCTTCAGTTAATACCAATATAGCACATAAGTAGTACGTATAATGGCACACCAAAACCTATACCATTACTGCATGGTGGCATAGGGGATGGAGGATAGTTTATGTGCAAATTTTGTGAAAAACACGATGATACATTTGATAGCCCACTTTTTCACCATATTACCGATTTAGGGCCTGACGGTAGTACTCAGATTTGGGTTTATTTGGATGCTGAAAATATGCAGCTTTGTATGCATCTTTTTAATGAGAGTAGTGGAAAGTTTTCTGATCTTAGCAGAGGGTGCAGGTTCTGCCCGATTTGCGGCAAAGATTTATTTAAGTTAGCGGAGTAATATTGTTTGTTTACCTATGCCATCACGGGAGGTGTTGTTTTAAATGAAACGTTTTGTTCATATTTTTGTTTTATTAGTTCTGTATAATATTTGTGGCTTTTGCCTGAAATATTCCATGCTATTTCCAGCAGTGGTAGCAGGAATTTTGTTTTTAATATCTGCTCGAATAGGAATGTTTGTAGCATTGATGAGGATAACAATAAATCTAATAGAAGCCTGTTTTCCTGAGAAACAAAGCGTATATAAAGATTGAGCATTTGGAACCTTGTGGTTAGTAGCCATGAGGTTCTTTTTTTATGCTTTTTTTCAAAAAGTCCCGGAATTTTATCTCTGAAATCCACTTAGGAAGTTAGAAGAGATTTTCCAAAAAACGGAAAAATACCTCTCTTCAGATACTTAACTATTAGGAAATGTGAGATTGCTTTTCCAAAAACCGGAAAAGTGTCTCACTCGGATACCTAACTAGTAGAAAAGAATAATCCTTTTATAATTTTCGGTTTTGAGCAATATATTTATCTGAGAATTTCTCGTCCAAAATGCACCTAACTGTAATTAAGGATTATAGAACACAATTTACAAGGAGGATTTCATAATGGAAGTTTATGTACCAGAGCTACAAAAAGAACAGCTTGTACCTATCAAAGAGAAGTACATGCTCACTCTTAAGGAAAGTGCAGCCTATTTCAACATCAATGAAAAGAGGATAAGAAGACTCTTGGATGATCATCCAGGAGAGCTGGGCCTGTTCAATGGCACCAAGGTTCTTATCAACAGGGCTAAATTCGAGGAATTTCTTGATGGAACATCTGCCATATAAATATATATTTATTGTGGCATTTGGTAGTTGCTATATATCAATTAGTACGCAAATATACTGTAAAGCAAAGGAAAGGAGGATCTTATGAAGCGAGTACCAGTACAGGAAAAAGAACTTATTACTGTAGAAGAGGCATTGAACCATTATAACCTGATATATGGCAGGTTCAGAAAGCTTGTGAAAGAAGAAAACCTTAGCTTTACAGTAAGGTACTATGGGGAAAGAACATTGCTCATAAGAAAAGAACTAGAAAAATACCTGGAGGAGCATCCAGAGGTAAGGAGGGATTCACATGGCTGGAAAAAGTTCAGGTCTGAGGCGAGACAAGAGGCATAGAGTACTTAAAAGCGGTGAATCCATCAGGCATAATGGGAAGTACCAATACAAGTACTTGGTTGACGGTAAGCCCAAATTTGTTTATAGCTGGAAGCTGGAGCCTACTGATCCTTTACCGGCAGGAAAGAAGCCCTGCTTGTCGCTAAGGGAGCTCGAAAAGCAGGTAGAGAAGGAAATTGACTCACCGATTTCTCCGTTGGCTAAGAAAATGACAGTTCTTGAGTTGGCACAGAAATATATAAAGACAAAAGTTGCAGTAAGACCTAACACAAAGCAAAATTACAACTTTATCCTGAATCTGCTGGCTAAAGAAGATTTTTCAAATAAGGTTATTTCTAAAGTGAAGACTTCTGATGCTAAGCTCTTTTTGATCAAATTGCAAGAGGCAGGAAAGAGCTGCAGTACTGTTAGAAATGTTAGAGGGGTTCTAAGACCGGCATTTCAGATGGCGGTGGATGATGATATGCTCGTCAAGAACCCATTTGGCTTTCAGTTTGGTGGAGTTGTGATAAATGATGCTCAGCCAAGAGAAGCCCTGGATGAGAAGCAGATGGAGAGCTTCCTTAGATTTGTCCATGATGATTATATTTATTGTAAGTACTATGAGACAGTATACATTCTTTTTCACACTGGGCTACGAATTTCAGAGTTCTGTGGCCTGACGGACAAGGATATAGACTTTGAAAATATGGTAATAGACGTAAATAAGCAGCTGCACAGAGATTCAAAGATGAATCTTATGATAAATCCTACCAAGACAAACGCCGGAACCAGAAAGCTACCCATGACTGAGGATGTTGCGAATATGTTCAGGGCCATACTTCAGGACAGGGAGGTGCCCAGGTTCGAAAAAGGCGTTGATGGATATAAAGGTTTCCTGTTCTATGATAAGAATGGCCTTCCAGAAGTATCCATGCATTGGGAGCACCGGATAAAGCATATGAGGGATAAGTATAATCATTTATACAAGCTTCAGATTCCAGCCCTTACGCCTCATATATGTAGACATACATATTGCACCAATATGGCCCGCGCGGGAATGAGCCCCAAAACGTTGCAATACCTGATGGGACATTCGGACATAAGCATCACCATGAACGTATATACTCATCTGGGATTGGACGATGCCAAGGAAGAGATGATCAGGGTAGAGGAGCTGAACAGAGCCAGGGATGAAATGAAGAAGGAAGGTAAGATTAAGCCGGTTAGCCAGAAAATGTTTAGAGTTGTATAAGGAAGAGCGCGTAAGAGGTCCGAAAGGGCCTCTTTTTTTGACTGAATTTGTGTTATTATTACTGCATAATAATCTGAAAGTAATGATTGATTTGGAGAAGTTATGGATAATAAAAAGGAAGCAGCAAGGAAGAAGTCACTTGGTGAACTCGGAGAATTATATGCGATAAAAACTCTAGTTGATGCTGAATATGATAAAATACGCAATCTTAATGATGTAAATATGAATGAAGCATTTGCTGATATCTATTGCGAAAAAGCTGGGAAGAGTTTTGTGATCAGTGTGAAAGCAAGAAATAAATATCAAAAGGATGGTAAGCTTAATTCATTATACAATCTAGGCACTAATGCCTATGAAAAGGCAAGGCGTACTGCAGAGAAATATAAGGCAGAGCCTTATTGGATGGCAATACAGTTTGACGAAAATTCATATTCAGTATATATGGGATCATTGGAGAGCTTAAACGGTGCGAATGGAATTCCAGTGAAAAAATGTGAAGAAGGACTTATCGGAGAAATACTTGTTCATAATAGAAGACATTATTTCGATTTTGATTATTATAACAATAAGTGA